TGTTGTAGCATCTAATGTAATTGTAGAGCCAGAGTCTATTTCTGCAATAACTGGTGTAGTTAAAGTTTTATTTGTTAATGTAGATGTAGAAGCATCTGATACTAAAGTTGAATTACCACCAGTGCTAGGAAGAGTTAAAATATTAGAAGCACTTTCTGAGTGTGCTGCAGCTTTAATTTGTTGTCCATGTGAGTTCTGTTCACAATTAAATTGAATTGTACCTGGATTATCATTACCTTTAACAGTTACATGTCCTGTGCCATTTGGTGCTAATTCTAAATCTGCATTAGATGTAGTAACAATATCTTGACTATTCATATCAAGATCACCACCTAATTGTGGTGTAGTATCTTCTACAACATTTGATATTGCACCTGATGAAGCAAGTCCTGATACTATTGCTGATCTAGCTATTTTTTTAAGACCACCACCTGAAGTATCAACTGCTAAAAATACATCGTCATTAGCAACTGTAGATATTTCTGATAATGATCCTACTGCTACAGAATTAAAGTTTGTACCATCTGCAATTAATAAATTACCTGCAGTGTTTGTACCCATGGTGATATCATCACCA